TTTTGCCATTATTGTTTTAGGTTGTTTATTTTATTGGTTAAATGATTTACCATTTCAGCAATTTGAGCAACCGCCTTTTCTGTTCTACCCCAATAAGCAACACCATCACCTTCGCTCAATTCTTGTTTCATACGTTGAGTATAATCAACAATACGATCAATTTCGTTTATTTTTCTTTTTACCTCACGCATTGCTTTATGCAATTGTTCAGCTTTAGTTCTATGTTTAACTTCTTTTTTAAATTGTTTATAAGTTGCCTCATTTAACAATTCTTGTTCAATAATATCTTTAATGCTCATGTTTTCTTTATACATTTTGTATGTTGGTTTTTTACCAAAAAATGATTTATAATCGTATACTTTAGAATCACTTGGCATGCCCGTAGGTGCTAATTTCATGCCTTGAGACTTAGCGGCCTCAATAGCGCCATTTGATTTTTGTCCTTTTTTAGAGAATGCCATTGGAGTTAAATAACCTGGTACACCAGCTGTAGTAGATTCTTCATCTAACAACTCACGTACTAATGCTTTAATATACTCTTTTAATTTATCCACTATTTAATGGCTTTTAATTCTGCTACTAATTGATGATATTGTAAAAGAGAAATAATATTTTCATCCTTTACATTTTGATTCTTATCTAATGGATTTAATAACGTAATAACTTCATTCAATTTAATTTGAACAGTTTTATCAGTTACATTTGGTGTTAATTCAGTTAATGCTTTTTTAATAGTAGCATATTGCTCATTAACAAATTCTCTTAATTTAACAGTATTAGTAATATTATTAATATATTCTTTTAATACTGATTTTTGTGCTTGAGATAATGTAGAATATTTCTCATTGAATTTTTCCAATAACATTTTATATGCTAATATACGAGTACCAGTATCCATTTTACTGTATTCTTCTAATACACGATCTTTAACTTCTTCAACATTAACTTCTTTACGAGTAATATGTTCAAGTAATGTTACTTTGTTGTCTATAACTTGAGAAGGCTCAATAAACTCTAATGAGCTATGAGCTTCAATCAAATTAGACGCAGCAGCATATTGTGCATAGTTACTAATTTTTGCTTTAAAGAATTCTTCGATATCATAATGAGCACGAATTTCTTTAATCAAATTGTATTTTTCTTTACGTAAAGCTGTTTTATTCAAACGTGAAGATATTTCTAACACTGAATTAATCAATGATTCTGCTTTACCTTCAGATAATGCTTTAGATGTTATTAACGCCTGATATAGTTTATGTTCTTTAGTTAATTCGCTCTTGTTAAAGAATTTTTTAACAACGCCAATGGCAGCCGAATCTTTACCAGACACAGTGTCTGATGCGATTTGGCGCACTAAAAGTTCAAATAATATTCCAGTATTTTTGTATTTGCTGTGTTTAATTTTCATAGTGTAAGTATGCACTACCTATAAATATGTAGTTATTATATGCCCTTAATATTATTTTCGTTAAGTAATGACGGTTCCTGATCAGGGCCAAATATAATTTCTTTACGTAATGATTGTGGTATAGCTCCTAATGCTCCTTTATTTTTATATACTTCAGCTATTGCTAATGGTGAACCACCTTTTGGCGTACCATCTTCTCTAGGAATGTTAGGTTCATTAGTAGTATTATTACCTATTCTACCTGTTCTATCTTTACCTAATGGGTCGTTTTGTGTATTAACAATAGATGCTTTTTCTTGAGGGCGTCCAACTGGTTTTGTTTCATCATATCCAGATGGTATATCTTGTGTACCTTGTCCCATTCTACCTTTACCATATAATGATGCTAGATCATGTGGTGTACCATATGATTTACCAGTTTTAGCTGGATCATTACCTTCATTTTCAATTTGGCCTAAGCGGAATGTACGTTTTTTATCTTCAATAACTAAGTCACGGAACTCATCATATTGATCTTCACTGAATTGGAAGATTTTATCATAAATGAAATCTGAAGGTATTAAATTAGTATCTTGCATTTGTTTAGCTAAATCTACTTTTTCTTTAAATAATGCAATTTTTTCTTGCTCAAATATAATTGATGGAGTAGTTAATGATAACTCAAAATTAGTTAATGCAGGTCCATCATATCCTTGAACGTATAAATGTACTAATGCCATTTTATACAATTCAGATAATGTGATACGTTGAATACGTTCAACTGTACGAGCGAAACGAATATCTTCAGCAGCTAATGTAGCTTTACCAGTTAAATCTTTTTCAAATCCGAAGAATGCTTTAGGTACCTTAAGGGCAGCTAACATCTCATCACGTAGGAATACTACGTCATCAATTGCATTATATTCTAATCCTTTAATTGTGTCGATTTTTGTTGATGCTCTATCACCACGTGTTGGTAGATAAAAATCTTCCATCATGTTCATCAAGTTGTAACGAAGATTATATTCACCTGTTTGTTGGTCAATGTAAGGTGTTTTCTTCATCTTCTGCATCAAACGTTGCATGTATGCATCTACCTCATTTGGAGGAATATTACCTACGTCAATTGTGAATACACGTTTTTCCGGGGCACGTGTTACACGATGCAATAACATCGCATCTTTCATCAGCACATACTGCTTGTAAGTTTTACGAGCAGGCTCTATAAACGAGCGCCCGTAAGGCAAGTAGTTAGCGTCAGTTAATAGCCTAAAATGCGCTATTTCATAGTTTTCAAATTTGATTTTACCATCTCTATCTTTAACACGGCTTGATGTACCACCCTGTGCAATAACCATTGGATCAATTCTAAATGATACCGCAGAAGGATTATTTGAATCTTGACCTTCTTCACGAACCATATCATATACTGATAATGGTGTAACAGTGTATATACCAAACTTTTCAGCTACCTCCATATGTAAATAAAAATCACCATACTTACACATATTGCGTGTCCATAACCATAAATTAAACTCGATATTTAAAATATCGTAGAATAAGTTATATAATATTTTTTGAATATTTTCGTCGGCGCTTCTAATCTGAAGTATTTCGCCCATTTCGTTTTTTAATGTAGATTCATCAGCGATAATATCTAATGCTGATGCAATGATCGATTCTGTATCCATTGCTTCATAATCAGTATATAACTGAATACGCAATGTTTGATAGTTCATTGTTGGGTTATACGGCATATTAGCTCCGTAGCGATGCAATTTAGTAAATCTATCTATTAATGCATTTGTTTTTACGTTTCCGTAAGCTTGTATTCTATCAACGTCTGTAACCTTTAATTGATTTCCTCCTACATTTCTAATGATTACATCTGTATTGAACAGACGAGTTAATCTAGTAAATAATCCAGGATTATTATTTAATTCAGCCATTTTGTGTTTTTATTATATCAATAAATATTTATTAACCTAGTATCCATGTTATATCTTCGAATTGACCATGACCATTATTAATTAGATAAGGATTTTGAGATCCATCGGGTAGTGCAGGTCCAAAATATTCACTTTCACCACCTGTTTTTACTATACCATCAACTGCTGCTCTAGTTAATTTCATTCCTTGTTCGAAGAATTTCATCGCAGTGTCTCTAGTAAATAATCCCATACCTAACGCCATTACCAAATCATCATTATATCCATTTTGTGCTTGTGCTTTACCATGCATCCAAATGAATACACGCAATTCCTCTAATAATCGCTTTGAATGAAAGATGAACTGCTTATCTCGAATATACGCCTCCATTTTGGAGATAACAAGTGGTCTTGTCTTTACTGATGTAGTAAATCCAGGAACTGTTTGATCAGATTCCATTTTAGATAACCACTTATCCATAGTAATATCACCATATGAACGAGGTGAATAGTATAGGTTTTGATAACCTTTTTCTAATATTGTATTAACAACATCCCATCCAATGTTAGCATTTTCTACTACAAGAAGAGCGTTATTATACTCAGTAGCAACAGATACCAACATATTTCCATAAGTACGAGTATCCACTTGCGATTTATATTCAGCAACTTGCTCACACGTTGTAGCATCGATGACGTGAAACGCTGAATAGTCACTACTGTCTCCGCGAGCAACGTCAGCACAAACAAGATACTGCTTGCTATAATCAGCATACTGCCAAATCCAAAAATCACCACCCATAAAGCGGCGTTCCACAGGATCTTGTATAAATGTTTCTTCATAAAATGATAATATATCGGGGTCAACAACTGAATTTCCTGAGCCTAAAAAGTCACAATCATACTCTTGAGCAAACTCACGAGCTGACATATTTATTCTTTCACGTTCTTCCCAGGCTTCATCTCTATCAGGATGTAAACTCCATTTTAATTTAATTGCTTTAAAGTCATTTTTATTAATCTCTGCCTCAGCATACGTTTTATGAAACCAGTTACCAACACCATTTGGTGATGATAATGCTATAATACCTCCACCCGTAGCGATGGTAGGTTTAATACTCGTATAAATTTTATCAATACCTTCAATAAACGCAGCCTCATCTATTAGCAACAACGATACAGCGTACGATCTACCTGCATCTGATGCGGCTGATGTAGCTATAATTTGAGAGTTATTAGCTAGTTTTAATGATAATTTATTATCAGATAATGGTTTTATATTACCACGTAACCAACTTGGTAAGTTATTATACATAAACTGTACTTTCTCTACCATTCCTTTAGCTGTTTCTTGCTTAGTGGCAATACACAACACAGTTTTATCTTTACTAAATAACATTGTCCATAAAGAATAACCTGCAGTTAAAGTAGATATACCTAGCTGTCTTGATTTATTTATAATAGTAAATCTCTCATTTCTAAAATCCGTTAATACATCTTCCTGAAATGGATATAAATGGAATAATATTCTACCTTTGATTGGATGAGATATATAACAGTATTTTCTAAAGAAATGTATTGGGTCGGTAGCACATTTAATGTATTCCGCCTTGATTATTTC